GTGATAGGCATCTTAATATCCCCTTATCCGTTATGGAAGATTGATTTGGCCAATGGCAATACCACCGGCTGCTGCGCCGCGAGTGCATACCGCTGTCGGGATAGCTACGGCGTCCGCAGTGTCGGCGTCGTGTCTCAGAGATCCGAGACCATAGTCTGCGGTAGGATCGGCGAAGCGACAGAAAATCGCGCCGCCCTCTGCGATTGTGCTTTCGGTCTTGAAAAAGAACGAACCCTTACGCAGGATAGGCACCGCTGTTTTATCAGGATACCCACCCGCATTGTATTCCATCGACGTGTCGGCGATGACAATACCGAGTCCCGTACCCGCTGTTATCTCACCGGTTAAACGAGGTAGTCGACATTGCTTTCCTTGTAGACTAGCTAGAGGATCGGTCACGACGAAAACGCCAAACGGCAATTCCTGACCTTGCGCTTGTAGCAGCGCGACCAAATAACCCGTTCCACCAGTCGTTAGGGTTACCACTATCGGATAATCCTCCGAGGTCGATTCGATCGTGAACGTGAGCGAGCTTCCGCCAGTCACGCACCGTACCAACTGGGTCCCTGCCTCGATGAGAGCGATTAAGCCCGCGGTGATTTCGATCGCAGTCGCACTCGCGTCTGAGGTATAGTCGTAGATAACGGTCGTCCCATTCTGTAGGATGTTAACTAGATAGTGCGTGGAGTTTGCCGGAGTACCGATGGTCACCTCATATAGACTCTGGGTACTCACGATGCGCGAGATTTTCTCCGTAGGGCTTCCATCGGCGATTCCGCCGGGAATCCCGATCGGCATATCTTGTGTATAGGTTGTCTGTGCCATTTGATTACCGCCTTCTACGCCTTCCAGCGTTCTTGATTTGATCTCACCATCTCGTTGTATGCCAACGAGACGACGTCGATATCCGGTTGCCCGAGTGAGTCGAGGTGCCGGCGGACATCGCCAAACTCTTCGGTCTTGCGGCTTTCGAGGACGCCCTGATAAACGCCCGAGATGTAGTTGTCATCGGCGCTATCGAGCTTGAGATTCGGTAGCGCTTTTGCGATTACCGCTTTTTTGATATCAGTATCCGATCCGGTTAACTGAGAGTCGTCGCCGAGAATCGTTTTGGCATCGGTGATCAAACGAATACGCTCGTCAACACGTTTCTGGATAGATTGAGGATCACTATTGGCACTCAACTGTTCTTGCAGTTTTTTGATCTCGGCGTCTTTCGCGTCGAGCTTTCCCTGCATTTCGTTCGTTTTGCTTTTGTCGGTCGCTGCTTTAAGTTCTTCACCAAGACGCTTTAGCTCCGCGTCTTTCGCGTCGAGCTTTGCTTGCAGCTCTTTTAGCTTTTCATCCATCTGTATATCTCCTATTAGCGGAGCTTCTTCCGCGTCGAGGTGCAAGGCGACCTGTTCGCCCGCCCTCCCCAAACCACGCGGCACCAGTGCTACGTGGTTATAAACTATATTACGCTGTATCGAGTCGTATCTCTGCCCGTTCCATACGCCTGGAGTGTTGTCGTCGTCGCTGAAATACCCGCATGACAATTCTCCGAGATCGCCGTGTTCTATTTCTTTTATCACTCGCGAATCCGTAACGACCACTTTACCCGCTATAAAGTTACCCGCTCGCTCGGGCGTACCGGCTACGAAGCCGATCATGTTTTTACTCGCGTTATCGGGCGTGAGCATGACGTGTGTCCCGCCCTCTTTAGGATGCAAGCGCGATTACGGAGAGTGCCTAAGCGTTTCGAGCGACTCTGCCCTAAATATCTCTTCCGGCAGGCGCAGTTGGCGATGTACGGATCCGTCAGCGTTCCTATATTCGAACACGCCCGCTCGCGATAGAAACGCGGACGCTTCGAGAAAGCCGTTCGTGGTTTTTCTCGGCTTGCCGAGTTTCACAACATCGTATTTGCATTCTCTAGCCATTTATGCGGCCTCATCTGGTTGCGGGATGGCTACGCATCGGCATTGAACGTCTTCTCCCGGATTACCGCGCGCCCCCGTACGTTGATTAACAACCGGCGGGTCGGTGAACGAAAATGTCTGGCCTTCAAGATCTAAATGGTCCTGGCGCTCTCGTTCATCCAACGAGCCCGACCAAATGTATTTATTAATCCCGACCTGCCGATATTTAGCCTCGGTGAGCTCCGCGTTTCGCTTCCCGATTTGATCTCGGGCGATGAGTTCGGCCCGCGACTTAGCTACGTCGCAGCGCTCCATGATGCTATCCCGCAAATCCTCGACGCGTATATCGGAGAGATGCGCGCTTGTCACTAGATCGCCAATCTGACCAAGTGATTTTGTTGGGATAGTCTTTATCAACGCTACGTTGTCGGACACAATCGCGGCTAGCTGCCTCTCGCGCGGCATTCGGGATAGAACTACCTCTCCGATATGCCGCATACGTATTAGATGCTTGCGGACCGCGTTTGTATTTTGGAAGTCGAGACGTAAGAAAATGCGCCGTAAAGCATCCTCTACGTGCTCGCTCCCGAATACCTTTTCAGCGGACATCCGCGCTGCATTTATGCCGTTGAAAAGCTCTGCAATGTGCACGGTATCGCATTGATTTATTCTTCCTACGATTTCATCTCTAACGATGCCCTCGAAGCGCTCGCCCAGAGAACGCGACAACCTCACATAGGATCGCTCAGCTCCTACAGGATAGGCTGTTCTGAAGGCCCTGTTGTATTTCGGTTTGTGATAATTCGGCTTAGAATCCAAATGAAACCACGGCATGAAAGCGCTCAACCGACCGTCAGAGGGGACGTATATGCTAGGCAATGCCATCGTCGATCCCCTTCTGAAGCCTATCCCGATCGGGCCGTAGGTTTTCGATCGTTATGCCGAGTTCGCTCGCAGCCTGCTCCGCGATTTCCTCAGGCGCGAATACGCCTCGATCAAGGTATGCGCCGATCGTCTCCGATCGCGTCTTATCATATTCCGAATCCTCTTTATCTGATGTATTCCAGAGAGGATTGAACTTTATATCGTAAGCATCAGCGGGGATTCCCAGACTCGGTAGAATGATACTATTTATCTTTCGTATCGCAGGAGCGAGCTTCGTTTCCTGTTGATTTTTTACACGATCGTAGTACCAACGGATCTCAGCATCGCCGCTCGCAGCGAGTCCCGATGGAGACTGCCCGAATAGAATCATCTGCGGCATTTGAGCCGCAGCGCACATACGCTGGATATACAGGTTTAGGATTTGTGGATACCCGCCCATATCAATCGTGGTGCGCTCAATGTTCTCGTCATCCATATCGATGAGCAGCGCTCGCGCGATCGTTCGGCTTGCCTCTAAAAGCTGTAGGCGTTGCTGTATCTGGGTCTCGTTCCCCTCTGCGACCATCTCGGTTAGGTTTTTGCGCTTGTAGACAACCAGCGACGCGTCGATCATTAGATTGCCGATCGCCGTCCACGCCGCGCCGAAGCCCTTCAGCACGAGGTATTTTTTTTGCAGGATCGAATTGTCCCACCCATTGAGACTCGCCTTACGATCGATCGATGTACGCGCACCACCGAATCGGATAACGCGAGACTCATGATAGACAACGCTACCCCCGTAACCGGTCGATATATCGTTTATCCGATAGGTTTGTGGCGTACCGAATTTGGGTGATTTAGGATCGGTATATTTGCTATCTACCGAGATGTAGCGGCAGTCGATGTCCTTGGCATAGATCAATCGCGCCTTGATGCCGTCGAGGTACGGCTCGCTGGGATCTTTCCCGTCGTCGATCCCGAGCACTAGTAGAGCCCCGCCGTAGAGGAGCCCCCAAATCCACGCATCGACTAACCGATTTGTGGCATCGACCGCGTCCCATGCGGAATCGACCAATTTTTGTTTATCGGCCTCGAGCCCATCGAGATACCAGCCCTGTCGGACGGCGTCCTCGGGCACCGCCTCGCAGATTTTCGCGGCGAGATCATCGCCGGCGTAGAGTGCGGACAGCTCGGTTGCGGTGATAGCTATATCCTCGCCGTACGAGAGCGTCGCGAGTTTCGAG